AAATTTGCACTTGAGTAGCCCGATGAGTATGTAATTTGAGTACTTACCGCAACGATAACCTCTTTTACTGACTCTATAGTCAAATTGTGACCGATAGGAACCCACCCGTAACCTGCGCCCTTGTCGGGTACGGCTTCTTTTTTTATCTGCTCTATCAGATAGCTACTAACTGCGGTATTTTCTGACGATATAAGCACCGCCTTGACCGTGCCTGCTCCGTTCCAAGTCGGATATATCTTTGAACCGCCCACGCCCTGAATGCTTGCGAATTTCTCCTTGTATGCAGAAATATTGCCTGCAAAGCTTTGTGATGTGAAACTCTGAATATATCGCTTATATAAAGAGTCTCGGTCCTCTTCTTCATCGCCTGCTACAAGTAGCTCTGTGACTTTTGCCGACTCTAAGCCGTCAATGTAGTCAATCGGTATTAGGTCGCCTTTTAGGGTATTCGCTCCGGATCCTGTCTCTTCGACCTGCATTTTGTAGTAATGCAAGCTGTCATTTATGACTTCCACCGCCTTGTAATTGTAGCCTTTTAGGCTAAAGCGTGAGCCTATCGGGATAGCTGTATTAAATTCAGCTTTTACATATGCATTAGTGGCTTCTTTTCTAACTATGCCCCTGTCAAGCGCTATCATCTCTAAATGCTCTATATCCGCCGTACCTGCATGACTTTGCTCAATTATAAAGTCCATTTGTATGTACAGCTTTTCAATTTCATAAGCCAAGGCAGACAAGGCATTATGTACTAGACTGCCCTCTGACTTTACTATCTCATCGCCGATATATTTTTTCATATCAGCAAGGATGCTTTTATAATTTTTATCTTCGTACAACCTCGTCCACCTCCAAACTTCCGAATTTTGTCACTACTCTAAAATATATATTCAAGCTATCGGAATTTCTGACCGCTTCAAAATCTTCTATACTTTCGATATACTCATTTATCAGCAGTGCATCTGATATCTCACTTTCGCAATCCGTATTTATGTACTCCTCGCTAAGCATATGACCGATATACTGCTCTAAGCTTGTGCCATAGTCGGCAGAGTATATTGCATGTCTAAAGCGTTCTGTATGCATACATAACCATATCCATACTTTTATAGCTTCCAAGCCTTCTACTATTTTGCCTGTAAGCTGTCCGGTTGCAAAGTCTATACCATACTCTTTCGGTACCTTGACGACTTGGCTATCATCTTCTTTTATCGTCTTTGTATCGCTTAATTCCTGTAAAAAACTTGGCAATATGCTCATAGTTTCACCAACTTCCCTAAAACAAGATATAAGGTTGATGTGTAGTCATTCGGATCGCTTCCCTTAACCTTGTATACAGCCACTTTGTCGCCTGCTTGTAAGGGCGACAAGTATGTGCTTGTATCCTGCAAAGCTCCCACTTCGGGGCATTGCCCTGATACCTTACTTGCAAGCTTTACCGTCAAGCTTTCATTAAAAAGCAAATCTTCAGCCATCAGTATCAAGTCGCCTATCTTACATGAGTTAGAACTCACCATTTCAGCGACCTGTATACCGTCCGATAAATCGCCCGTATCTGTATTTATAAATGCATCTGTCCAACTCATAACCTACTCCATCATTCCTGTATATTTCTTCCTCTCAGGTCTTGCAGGTTTTGACACTGCAGGAGCCTGTTGTTCTTTGACTGCTTTCTTCACACTTTCAAGTACTTCTTTTTGCTTGCTTTTCTTCTTTGCAGGTGTACCGCTTGAACTTTTCGCCTTGCCTTTGCTTTCTTTTTCGGACTCTTTCTTTTCTTCTTTCTTCTCAGTCTCTTCTTTAATGTCTTTTGCATCCATCAAGCTGTCAAATCTAAGTTCTAATTCCATTTTATGTATGCCATTTTCAAAAGTATGACTGTCTGAAGATATCCAGTATTTGCCCGATAAGCCTGTGGCTGTATCTTTTACCTGTACAAAGTAGCAAGATAAGCAATTTATATCGCCTATAGCCGATATTTTTATTGCCTGAGTCGGCTTAACTCTCAAAAGGTTTTTCGCTCCTGTTGTGGCATCAACCCCCTCTTCTTTGCTGTAAATCTCTTGAAAGACTCCGAACTTTTTCAAGCTTTCATCATCTTTTACTTCTCCGATTTGCTTTCCCTTGTCATCAAATATAAGAATTTTATTCTTAATTTCATCCATAGTCTCAGATATACTACTTGCAAAAATATTTGAGTTTTCGGAAAGTGTAAAACCTTTTACCGCCCATTCAGTTTTATATACACCAAGTCCGCGCTTATAAATCATCGCAAAGTACTTATCACCCGTGATGCGATGTGCTCTTGTATATGCAGCCATCACGATGTCGTACATCTTCATCTTATCGCATATCATACTTGAGATATTGACCCCCGTAGGATGTAAGTGCCTTATCGGCACTTGTATATCTGCGCATACTTGAGCCACTATCGCCTCGGGTGTGAGGTTTTTGAAGTTATATTGACCTGTGCTTTCAAGCAGATGCTTCATCATGTCATAAGCCGTAAAGGATATCGTGCCGGTCTGACTTGATTTTTCTATGCCGAAAATCTGACCGAAGAAGATTTCGCCCTCTTTACTGTCCTCAAGTGATATATAGTCGCCTGTAGAGATAGACGGCAAATTTACAGTATTATCATAAGGTGCATTTATATAATCAAAATCTACACTTCTTGCCGCCTCACTTGCCGAACCTTTCCACACTATCCTAGATACTGCATTCGTGATGTTATATATAACTCCCGTATCTTTTATAAGATTTATCTTCATACATCACCTCACGGAACTACTAAGACTGTGCCGTCTCTTATAAGATTCGGATTGCTACCGATAATACCTTTATTTTGTTCATACAAAGCATGCCAATCTGAAGACCCTGTAAGCTTTCTTGCGATTGAACTTAAACAGTCACCTCTTTTTACTGTATAAGTCTTCGGTTTTTCTCTTGTATCTTCTCTTTTTGTAGCATCCTTTGACGCTGTATCAGCTGCAGCCCGTGAAGCATCGCTAACTGTGCCACCTGATTCGGCCACCACACTCGACTGACTTATAGCTATCTTTCTATGTTCTTTTAAAGCTATAGAAAAGCTTACATCTCCCGTGCCGTCATCTTCGCCCCACTCGAAAGAAGTTACTCTACAAGGGAAATTGATAGGCGTTCCAGTAATTATTATCTTAGTCGGACCGCCTGCCATTATTCTTTCTATCTGCTTGACGTATTGCATAGGATTTTTAATCCTCCTAAATTCGCAGTATCCGGAGTTATACCGTTTTGGAAAAAAAGAAGAAAAGGAGACTGTTCTAAGTCCCCTCATTCCGCCAAGGTCTACTTCTCCCAAGGCGTTTATATTTACAGTCTCAACGCCCCTACTTCCTTGGATTTTGTATTCCGAAGGAAGCACAGGAAAGCGTATCGGGCTACTACCTTTAAGCCATATTTGCACTGAAACTCATACCTCCTCGATTTCTTCGTGACGCCATAATTTCTCTTGCTACGGCCTTGCCTATTTTGGCGATGTCCGCCTCTTCTCTTACAACGATTTGGTCAGCCAACTTTGGAATACTAATATTAGTACTACCGCCTGCTTTGCCCATTCTGACACTCTCATCGTGCGGNCTGTTGCTCTTAGATGCCATAATCTTCTTTGCTATAGCATCGCCGATTTTTTCAATGTCTGCATCTTCTCTTACAATAATTTGGTCAGCAAGTTTCGGAATATTTAAAACTGTGCCGCCTGTATCCTTTGCCATTCTGACACTCTCATCGTGCGGATAAATTCTTGTACCATGTGGCAAGTCTATAATCTCTCCGCCTTTTTCGCTTACTTGAACAAGTCCGCCCATCCAGTTAAGATCGCCTGTGGCTTTTGCAGGTATTGTTGTTACCTTTGGCATTTTACTCTCGCCACCTGAAATGAAGTTACCTACAGCTTTGACTCTCTCAACGAGTCCGTCAATAGCACCTTTTATGCTATCGATAATACCTTTTACCACACTTGCCCAACCCCTAAAAGTTTGAGTAACACCGTCCCAAGCGTTTTTCCAACCAGACGCAAAAACGCCACCTACGAAATTAATTATTGCCGAGAGAGCCTCTGTAATACCGCCAACAACTCCGTCAATAACGCCCTTTACCATACTCGCCCAGCCCCTGAAGATTTGAGTAATACCATCCCAAGCTTTTTGCCAGTCACCCGTAAAAACTCCCGTGACAAACTTAATTATCCCCGAAAGTACATCTATAACACCACTAATATAAGTCATTGCGCCGCTTAAAAGCCTTGCAAGTGCCGCCACCGCCACGCCAGCAGCTGAGGCGATACCCTTTCCAACTACAGCGATTACTTGTTGAATCACGGGGATGAGGGGTTCGATTTTTGCTTTTAAGTTATTAAAGCTTTCTTGCAGCTTCTTGAAGGTTGGAGATGCTGAATTTATAACAGATTTAAAGGTTTTGAAGTTCGTCGCCACCGCAAGAACTACGATAGCAATTGCCGCTAATACTGCCATGACGATGCCCGCAGGTGATGCAATTGCCGCTATTGCGGTCCTAAGTACCCCGCCACCTGCCGAAAGCCCTGAAAAACCTCTTGTTGCAATACTTGCAAACCTTCCTAGACTGGTAAACGCTCCACCAACTTTGCCAACCATAGTCACTACATTGCCAAAAATCAGTAAAGCAGGTCCGACTGCTGCCGCCATCGTCGCCCATCTAACAATTTGCTTGCGCTGTGCTGGCTCCATTTTATTAAACCTATCTAGCAACTCTGTAATTTTGTCGATAAAAGGAACGACCGCACCCGATAAGGCTTCACCTAGGCTATATTTAAAGACATCAAAAGATGATTTTAATTTTTCCACAGCGCCACCTGGACCGCTCATTAGTGCATCAGCCATATTTTTCGAAGCCCCCGTCGCTCCCTCGATGCTGTCTTTGTAGCCTTGTAAAGCCTCGATACCTGGACCGTTAATCAAAGTTACCCATTTCGCTGCTTGATTCTTGCCAAATATAGCACTTGCAGCAGCCAATTGTTGTTGGTCACTCAATCCCGCAAAACCTTTTTGCAATTCTGATATTGTTTCTGGCATAGACTTTAAACTACCGTTTGCATCAAAGACATTTATACCTAGTTCGTCAAGCCAGACTGAAGCTTCCTTTGCGGGGCTTGCCAACCTCATAAGCCCAGTATTCAATGCTGTCGCCCCCTCGGAAGCCCCAATGCTATGGTCGCCGAACACGCCAGTCAACACCGCTAAATCTGAAAAGCTCCAACCAACTGTGTTTGCTGTTGAACCAGCTATGCTCATCGCATCAAATAAGCCTTGCACATCAGTATTCGCCTGTGCCTGTGCTTTTGCCATCATATCAGTATAGTGACTTGCTTCGCTTGCATCTGCTCCAAATGCCTTCAAAGTATTACCAAGACCACCTGTTACCATTGACAGATCTGATGCCGTCCCTGCCGCAAGATTCATGGCGGGCGAAATCATATCCGCCGCTTGCGACGCATTAAATCCTTGTCTTGCAAAGTTTAAAGACGCATCTGCCGCATCTTGCATACCAAAAGTTGAATTAGCCGCAGCAGTTTTTATTGCGCTTTCAAGTACTTTTGCCTCGTCAGCAGTACTGCCCATTGTTTCGCTTACAAGCCTTAATGTCTTATCGACTTCGCCAAAACTTTTAAAACTCGTTGCGCCAACGGCGGCAAGTGGAAGCGTTACGCCTGTGGTAATTTTACCGCCTAGATTGCTTATGCTCTGCCCTGCCTTTTCGACTCCCTTCCACGCTCTTGATGCGGC